TGATCCGGCTTATAGGTTACAGGTGTTCGGACCTAAGAAGTATGAAGCACAGTGTGAGTTCTTGATCTCTCATACTAGGGTTTGGTCGGCTCTCCCTATGGGTGTGTTTGCCGCCTTGCTTGAGGATGCCGGTATCACAACGGATAAGGAGATAACGAGAGAAGATTGGCAACAGGTTAACAGTATTCGGGATGGGTTTATACTGCCGGATGAGATTGATAATTTGGTTAGACAGATTAATGGTAAGCAGTTTAAACTATATGAAAGGGATTCTATTGAGGGGAATAGTGACAGCTAACTGTCACATTTGTAAGAGATATACTGTGGTAAGATATACCATAGGAGAAGGAGAATTAATATGAGTATAGATGACAAGAGGACAGAGCTTCAAAGTTGGACAGTGGAGTGCCTGCCTTATTACACTAGAGATGACGGTAAGTTTCAGCCAGATTTCATGGACGGTGATGAGGTTGATATGCAAGCCCTGCATCATGAGATATGGAACACGGACTACTACGTGATAGGGAGACATAAGGCGCAGAAGTGGTTAGGTGAAGACACCTTTACTGTGATAGATATAGTCAAGCAGTACGAGGAGGACATGTTTGGTTTAGTAACTACAGACTTGAGCGAGCCGGAACATATCGTTAACATGTATGCCTACATAGTAGGGGAAGAAATTCTCCCAGAATTAGTTGACAAGTATCTGTCACTTTTACAATTGAAGAAAGAAAGTCAGCCATATAAAGACCCTTATGATTTGCATGGTTGGAAAGTTTAATATGATGTTAAGTAGTGTGCCCCCTGTGACAGGCTGGCTCCCCTATACGGGTTTTCTTTGCCTCTCTCAGTCCCCGTGTAAGGTGGGGTCAGCCCGTCACAGGTGGCACACTACTACTACTACTACTAATTCTCTATATAATATATGGTGTTTAGTTAAGAGATTGCCTGTCACATTGGCCGTCACAAAGTCGGCACACATGGCATGTGGTATAGTGGAGAGTATGGTATACAGAGTTTTATCTACGTGGCTGGAAGATCCATCACTATTATTTACAGGATCTTTGGTTGAGTGTCAGCAATACTGTGACGCGACATTAAGTGCGTGGTCTGAGATAGCTAAGCAATACCCGTTCCAAATACAGATAGGAGAATAATAATGAGTACCAGTATGGCAAGAGATTATAATTTAAGATGGGAGAAAATACCCAAGCTTACCATTGAGCACAAGCGTTACCCTTTAGAGAAGGGTCGTATCTTTAAAGTTAAGAATAAACGAGGGGTGTACCGTGTGCACTCTATCCATCAGAACTTGACAAACCCTTGTCAATACGAGGTGCACGCATGGTGGAGAGATAGAGAGATCTTTACAGGTGGGCTAGCTCATTGGAGATTCGTAACACCTGACCAGATCAAGCACGTAACCGGCAAGGTGGAAACTAAATGAGGTTATCAGAGACACGTACACCCGACGCATTAGCGCTGCTTGAAAATGTAGTAGATTTTATCTCATGGATTGCCAAAGGATCAGACGGGCAGTACGCTGAGGTACCTGCTGGCTGGTTAGATGAGGACGATGGAGACTGGGGCGACCCGCTAGTAAGAGACGAGTACCGAGCACAGCGCTACGATAATATTATGGTAGTCGCCCGTGATATGTCTGGACTTAGATCTCCTCGTGATGGGGATTGTGTGACATGTGGTTGTCAAGGTTGTGATTGTTGATGCCGGTAACTTTTGATTACCCCGAAGACAAGCCCCACCTTAAACCAATCTATGATGTGGTTAACATGTTAAGCCGTATCTATTCTGCTGATAGTGAAGAAGATGAAGGAGGCGAGTGTGGTATCATACAACACGATGGACAGTAGCGAAGCTTCAGCATTATTCTTTGTCGGGGATGGTTGGCCTGCCCCGTTTATTACACCAACAGATGAGAACCCATTCCTTTACTTTGTAAAAGAAATTGACAGTGATGTGTCAAGTCAAGCACACATGGACCAAGCTGCTGCACAATGGCGAGAGCTGTTCCCTGATTCAGAGATGAAGGACATTCTCATGTTCATGTCCGGTGTGTTAGCTATGTACTATTGGATGGAGTTCCGGTTAGGCGAAGAGACAACGTTGATGTTGTCTCCTATAGATGTACTAGAAGCCTCCGAAGAGGACGCAATGCGTTTATGTTCACAGGCATGGGAAGTTTTAAAGCGTGGTATCAGTGTCAATAAAGACTAGTTGGCTACAACAAGCCGCATGTTCTAAGCCGGAGATAACTACGTCTGTATTTTTTTCTGAGACGGCAGACGGTAAAAGAATGAGGCAAAGAAAAGTTGACTACGCTTTGTCAATTTGTAGACAGTGCACTGTAATAGACGAGTGTGCTCAAGACCTTGTTGAGGTTGGGCATAGACGAGACATCTTCCCGTACCAAGTTCGTGCTAACAGGCGGCTATGGGTTGAAGAAGATATCTTATCGTTACCGGAGCCTCGATGAACGGTCAAGGGCAAGGCATCATGTCGTTAGGTGAGGGCACACGTAAGCGGGAAGTTGTGCTGGCTTTACTACGAGAGGGGCGTACTCGTGGTGAGGCGGCAGAAGCTGCCGGTGTTCATCGTGCCACACTGTGGCGTCAGTTACGGCGTGACCCTGACTTTCTTGACGACGTGGTGTCAGCGGAGCAAGAGGCGTTAGATCCAAAGTTCCGGTTGTTAAACAACTGGATCAACGACGCTGACATATCTATTAAGGACAGACACCAGATGTTGCGCACATTTCTGCAGTACAAACACATGGACCAGAAGAATGATGTTACAATAAAACATCAGCACACGCACGAGTTAACAGTTGGTGGCAATCAGCTAGACAGGGTGTTGGAGTTACAGCACGAGTTAGAACAGCGTGCTTTAACCGCATCAGAGGATGATGTAGTAGTTGTAGATTTAGAGGAGACCAGTGACCGAAACAATAATTAGTAAAGCACATGAAGCAACGGACAAGGCACAGGTGGTGGCTAAGGCTGCTGTCACGTGGATAGCTACTACGGTAGCTGTCCTGCAATACGTGCTGACACAAGATATTCTGGTAGATTACCCTGCTGTAGTGCAGTATATCGGACAGGCAATAACGCTGCTTGGTGGCGTAGTAGCTATCATTCGCCGTGTCACACCTGTAAGTAAAGATGACCGTGGTATAATGACGTACTAACAAGTACACAGAAAGGAACCGTTCCCCTATGATTCCCGATTTGGAGTTACATCTATTAGGTACTAACCCGATAGATGATCCTAGAGAATTTGACACGTGGTTGTCAGAGCAGATAGATAACCGCACACCGCTAGCTATAGACACAGAAACTATTGGGCTACAATGGTGGCTGCCAAACTTCACACGTATGGTGCAGATAGGTAACAGTGATGAAGGCTGGGCCATACCTGTAAGCTGGTATGGAAAACTTATTGACCATGCACTGTCAAGAATAAACGACAGTCGTCTTCCTGTCATTATGCACAACGCTAAGTTTGACATGCACGCGTTAGAGTCGGATGGTTTTACGGCGCCTTCATGGGAGCTAGTACATGACACGATGGTGTTGCACCACCTTGTATCCCCTCACAAGAGCCATGCTTTAAAAGCTATTGGACGTGAGCTGTTAGGTGAGTGGGCTACGTTAGGGCAGGATACGTTGAAAGAAACAATGCGAATGAACCGTTGGACTTGGGGTACGGTTCCTGTAGATAACCCTTACTATTGGGCGTACGGTGTGATGGATACGATAGTGACTCGTAGGGTGTTTGATGAGCTGTATGAGCATGACACTATTAAGAAGGCTGCTTATGAAAGAGAGATGCTTTACACACAGGTGATGTACAAGGCGGAGAAACGTGGCTTACTGATTGACGATACGTACTGTCGTGATTTGCGTAGGGAGTGGCGTATGACGATGGAGAACTTATCCTTGTGTCTTAAAAACGCTGGTATTGAGAACCCTAGTAGCGGGCCACAAGTTGAAGCTGCGTTACGTGGGCTTGGTTGGAAGCCAGAACACTTCACCGATACTGGGCACGCACAGTTAGATAAGCTGGTACTTAATGGGTTAGCAAACAATGCGGGGCCGTTCAGCGCGCACGCTAGTCAGTTGATGGAGTACCGTCGGTTAAGGAAATGGACGTCTACATATCTTGACACGTTTCTGTCAAGTCAGGATTCGGAGGGGCGGG